ATACTAAATTTTCAAGATATAAAACTAATTCATTTGATTTTGTTTTTATTTCTGAAAAACAATCAATTGAAATCATATTTTACTTATATTTTAAAAGGAGAAACACCGCCTGTTGTTTTTGGTAGTTCTGGAATTTCTGGTAATGGTATTTTTTCAATTACTTGTTGAATCATTTTTTCTTTAAAATCATCACTCGTTACCATCATGTAACCATAGACCCCCGCGCCTAACATTGACGCGCTGATTATAAAACTTAAAATAGATAATATTTGAGAAATTTTTGCCATGTGGAAACAAGCTTTTATTAAAGCCCTAGCACCAATTACATTGATGTGTCTGTTTTTACTGGTAGGACTTGCCCCATTATATCTAATTGGTGGAATGATGACTAAACAGATGCACGAAAAAGTTAAATTTTAAATTACCAAGGTACACCAGAAGTCACTGTAGGAGTCTTTGATTCTGTTATCTGTGCAGCAATAGATGTTTCAATAGCTGTTACTTCATCAGAACCTAGTGCAGCTTTAGCCCATGCAATCGCATTATCTTTGGTTATATCTTTATAAGCAGTAAATGTTCCAGAATCAGCTTCTGCAAGCCCTACAGAGCCGTAAGCAGAACCGCTATGCACTACAGCAGAATCGCCACTTCCTACAGTTTCAGAATCGCTTGCAGTCCAATGAACAGTTGTAACAACATCAGATAAACTTCCTACAGTTTTTGTTGCGTCTAAAGCAGTAATATTCCAAGTAACAGCCATGATAATAAGTGTTTGGTTTTATTTTACTTAGATTCTACGACTTGTACAACGTCACTAAGTTTTTCTAACTGTTTTAATGCACCTTGATCTTCTATAATTGGCTGCATTAACTTTTGCACTTCTGCTTGCTTTTCCTGTATTTCTTTTTTTAAAAATTGCAACTTTGCAATATTTAAATCGAGACGAGTTTTTGTTTCGTCATAAAGTTCTTGTGGTGTTGCCATAAAATTTATTTAAGTTATCCAATTTTACTGAGCAGCTTCTAATGTTGCAATTTTTGCTTCTAATTCTTGTATAGCTTTCATTAAATAAACAACCATTCCAGATGGATTAAACCAATATTTATCGTCTTCTTTCTCTCCTTTTGAATAGGCCTCGGGAAAATTATCTGTAATTTCTTGTGCAATAAAACCTTTTGTTTTATTTGCTCCATCTTCTTCCTGTATGAAATTAAATTTTTGCGGATTTATATTTTTAAATAAACTTAAAACATCTTCATTCCATGATTCAAAATTCTTTTTAAGTGTTCTGTCTGAAGCACTTGTGTTGTACTGAGTTTCGCTATTTGTACATCTAATTCTTCCAACTTCTGTTCCACCTGTAGCAAATAATAATCTATGGGTTAAAGTTGCAGTATTAGAACTATCATTAATAGTCATTGGAACAACTGTATTAGCAGTACTTTCAACTTTGAATCTTTCTGTTCCAGAAGTAGTGCCTATCAAAAAATTACCATTATTTGTGATTCTAGCTTTTTCATTTGCATGACCACCCACATGAAAACAAAAAGGGGTATTTGTACTTGGGCCAATACTGGTGCTATTGGTTTTTACATTGACATTAAAATCAGCATTTACACCATTAGTAATATTTAACCCTTCTAGATAACCTGCATTATTAGCAATTGTAGCTTCAATATCACCAGCAACATCAAATGTAGCTGACGGAGAACTAACTCCTACCCCTACCCGATTAAGTCCAGCATCTACTTTAAATAAATTTGGTTCTGTATCCCCTTCAATTCTGAAATCTACATCTCCTCCACCATCATTAAAAATAGTTGATGCTGTACCTAGTTCCATTCTTATAACGCCAGCAGTTGCAACACAAAAAGTATTAGCAGAACTTGAAAACACTCCGGTGTCTAAATCGTCACGAAAACTGAGTGCCGGCGCTGAAGCTGACCCATCTTCAAGAGTTAACGTACCGTCAAGTTGGAAAAGTTCTACCCAACCATCATTTGCACTATTTCTAATTTTCATGACGGCGGCTGAAGTGTCAGCCCACCATTGATACGCATATTTTGTTGCTGGTTCAGATGAATTTGAGTTATTACTTACGATTGCAGCAAGAGCATTATTCAAGTCTGTACGAAATGCCGCCCCTGATTGGTTGGCTATTACATAATCATGTGTTGCCATTACTTAATTCTTTTTATATAAGTATATGATAGTTGATAACTTAAATATAAACATATTTACCCACCTTTACCAAACCCGATTGCTGTATATTTAAAATTTAAATCTTTTAAACCGCTGCTACTTCTTGTTTCTATTACAAATTGTGTACCTGTAATTGAGGTTATGTTAAAAAAATCACCACTTGCAGCGCCTTCGAGTGTTATGCCAATAGTTGGAAGAAATGCTGTTGTTGAACCACCTAGAGAACCAGTACCAGCGAAAAACGGATTAGCAAATGTCACTGTCTTTGCAGAACCAGTTGTTGCACATTGACTCGCTATCGCTGTATTAACTGTTTCTGTTCTTCTTTTTAAACTTGCTTCATAACCTAGTTCTGTAACATTTATATTTTGAGCAGGGTCATCCGATGTTAATTCAACTTTAAATTTAAAACCTCTTGCAGTATATTCACCATTTGCAAAGGTATTAAATTGAGTAAAATTAGGGCCAATATTACAAGCAGTGCCACTTGAAATTGTCGCACTTACACTAGCTGTAACTGTAAATGTGCTTCCAGTTATTGTTTGAATTTCATAATTACCATCAATCGCACTTCCCGCAGTAAAGTCAATAACAACTTGATCGCCAACAGAATAACCATGTCCACTTTTTGTGATTGTAATAGTTGTCCCACTTTGCCCATACGTGGCCGCTGTTGAAGTTGCAGTATCTAATTGTGTTGTCGCAACTAATAGTTTTGCACCAACATCTTCAGCAAGAGTACCGTCAAACTCAGTCCAAGTGTCAATGTTCGCCGTTCTTGAATCAATAAGATCATTCGGTAAAAGTCCAGAGGTTACAAAACGGCGTTTCAAAGTAAGATTAAAAATTGCACCCATCTCAATTACATTTTGAAATTCATAAGAACCACTTGAATTAATTGGGCCGGCGAAATCTATATTTGATAAATCATCAATATTTTGCGTAATGTCATCAAATAATAAAGTTCCATCTAATAAAAGACCATCAAAAACTGAGTCATAAAATGTATTGACTTTATTTCCTTGAAATGGTGGCGAATCTGTGTCTTCTCTTTCTGTAAGTATTATTTGATTTGGTTGCGGGTCTGGTTGAGTAACAATTATTCTTGCGGCGTTATCTGATCTGCGTCCGCCGTCATCGAGAAATTTGATACTGTAAGTCCCAGTCAAAGCGGGAACCAGTGTTTCGCTTATGTTGCCTGCAAGTTTTGGAATAATTTCTGTTGAATTACTAAATGTTGCAACAGCGGGGTCAACAGATGGCGTATGGCGCACGGAAATTGACCCCCCGTGGGTCACGTCAATATCGCTTGCAGGGTCAAAACGTAGTCGGACAAAGAGATCTGAAACAGGTTCAACTGTCAAACCTGTCGGGTCTTGTGGTAATGCAGTTTTTCCAACAGCATTGAATGTTAAATTATTTGATGTTGCAGAAAGTTGTCCTTGTGCGTTATAACTAAAAACTTGAAATTCATACACTCCAAGTTGACTATTTAATATTTCAAAGTCAGGACTTGAAACCTTTGTAGAGACAAAATTTCCATTGCTATAACGATAATTAACTTGATAATTAACAACACCAATAATTGGCTGCCAACTTAAAACAATTTTTGATACTGCTTGATTGTTTATAGGAACAATTGTTTCAACAGCAGATAGGTTTGAAGGTGGTGGTTTTATCTCACTAAGAACTGATATGTTTCTTGTTGGTAAAGATGAACCATCTTCAATAAAATCATATTTAGCTTCAACATAAGATAAAGCTGTAATTGAAAAATTTATACCATCTTGTTCTTCAACAGTTATTACTCTAAATTTTTGTGCTTCTACTGTTGTATTTGCTAAAAGCCAAACAGTATTTACATTAGGTGTTTGTGAAAATGCTGAACTTACTGTGACAACACCATCTGAACTAATACTTGAAACATCTTTTGTTTCAACCGTTCCATCTGGTAAAACAACACTAAAAGTAGGAGAATTTGTTGTTGCCAAATCAGAAGCATTTGCATCATCAATAGTCATAACTGTGGTTGATGAAACAGCAGATAATCTTCCACCTCTTCTCACACCAGCACGAACAGGGTCAGCTATATCAATAATTGCGCCCGGCCTTACTACAGCACCAGCATCAATTGAAGTTGTAAAACTAACAAGTTCAGATTCATTTTGTTCTGCAAATAATATTGATCTTCCTAACCTTGCAGCTTGACCTCTTGATGTACAAGCAAAAGCCTTTACTTGTTTTGTAATAATTCCAAATTTACTTTGTGCGGTTGTATCGTCTACAACTTCAAAATCTACGTCTTGGCTATCCATATTAAAATATGAAACAGCAACAGCAGTATGTCTTTGTTTTAAACTACTACCCGAATAATTAAAACCTTCAGTGGTTATATTACTTAGATTAAAAAGGTAACTTGCTGATTTTGGAGAATCTTGAGTTATCGTAATTGAACCAGCAGTAAAAATTGGCATACATCTCATAACACCTGCTAGTTCGTTTATAAGATCAAAAGCTTCAGCGGAATTTTGAATATTTACATTGCAACTAAATCGCGCCTCTTGTCCTCCAAGCCCATCATCAACAAGAGTATTGGCATATTTGCTTGCAGTTACAAATGAAAATAAATCAAGATTGCTGTCTGTTATATGATCGCCAAATCCATATCTTGTATTTGTAAGCAAATCTAATAAAATCATTGCTGGGCATGAAGTCCAAACAGCAGCACCCATTACACCATTAAAAATGTAGCCATCTGGGTAAACAATACGACCAGTTGCAGAATCTACAGATGGTGTTCCAGAACTCGAAGCACCAGCCCCCGGAATCCTTACCTTTATTCCACGGATGCGGAATTTCCGGCTAGGAATAGAACTAAATTGTTCTGAATCTAATCTGATTGCGTTATATGCAGAGTTTGCGTATGTAGAAGCATCGTCAATTATTTCTGAAAAACTTGTCCATTGAAAAGAATTTACTGTACTGCTTGAAGTGCTGTCCGCAGTTATTCTTGTAACTCGTATATCAACAGGAAATGAACCAGTAATTTTAATTGAAAAATCTTTTTGATATGCGTCAGCGGTTCTACCAGTAACAGTATCAGTGTGAACATCTGTAAAACCACCAGAATTATATTGGACAGAAATTTTATATTCAACTGTATCACCTAATAAATCCCCACTTTCTGTTGCTACTTGTATCTGTGGAAATGTAATTGTAACTTTTATACGATCAATATTTGTATTAGTAATTTGTCTTGTAACTGGTGAATCTGCTGTTACTGTAATTCCGACAGGTGTAGATGAAGAAGAACTTTCAACACCATCAATTTTGGTTTGGTCTGCGGTTCCGTGTCTTGAATTAAATGTTACATCTTGAAAATTAAAATCCACATCTTGTGGGTCTGATGTTGATGCATTTTCTCTTAATATTGGGGTATCGTTTAAAAAAACATCTTTAAGATATGCGTTTTTATATGCTGTAGAATTTTTGTCTGTTATGCCTGCTTTTGATGCAGATGCACTTCCCTCTATTTCGCCTTCAGAAATTAAATCTAAGAATGTTACAAACTGCTTACTGTGTAAAGTATCAGGTGTTCTTGTAGGTTGTGGCGGTGGAGAAGGTTTTGAACCTCCACCAAATGAACCACGAATAATTTTTTTATTATCGGTCATACTTGTACCTGTTCAGTATCTATTGAAGAACTTATCACAACTGAACCTGTAAAAATTTCGCCATAAACTAAGGGAACTGGTGTACCAGCCCTGCTTGTTTGTTGTGTACCATTAAAACTAAAAGACAGCCTTGGGTCTTGCTCTGAACTAAATTGTGGAGTTTTAGGAACAGGAAATAACATATCACTTACACCGCCTAAAACTAATCCAGCACCTATACCAAAAGCTGCTTTCGCACCTAAACCAGCAGCCGCAAAACTAAAAGTACCTGATTGAATTAACGGCGCTGTAAATAAACCACCGACACCAAAGCTCAAAGCAATTAAAGCACCACCAAATAATGCTTTTCCAATACCACCAGAACCAGATATAACAGGTACAAATTTAATATCAGATTGACCAACTGGAAAATGTAATTCATCTATATTTAAATTATCTTCGCCTAATAACACTTGATAATATTTATTTGCCATGTGACTTTCTAAGTCTGGGAAATTATTAATAAGAAAACTTACAGCCTGCGCTGTTGTATTTACAACAGCTTCTAATTCTTTATGACCTGTTATTTTTGCCAGTTCTCCATACAGTTTTATTTTACGCATCATAACGATACCGACCCCCTGTACATTTTAACAACCAAGGATTGTATGGTTCTTTACAAGATAGTCTATCGCCTAAATGATGTAAAACATCACCATCTATAAAAATTCCAACATGATTTAAACCTTTTCCTAAAATACTCATTGCCAAAACATCACCATTTTCTAGTTTTTCATTTGGTGTTAATGAACGAAAACCCGCTGTAATTAAATAATTATTAAAATCCCCATCTTCTTTTGATTGTGGATTTTCGTGAAATATTTGAGGTGTTAATGGCCTTGTAGCTTTTTTTAAAGAAATTCCTTTTTCTTGCAAATACCAATCCTCTACCAAACTTAAACAATCAGAAACACCCCAAACCCAAGTCCTTCCTAATAAAGGCGCTTTAAATCCGCAGGGTTCGTAATATCCCCAAGTTTCTGTTTTTGGGTTAACAATATACCAAGGCAAATTTGAATCTTCACAACTTATTTTATCGGCCTCTGAAGCGACAGGCGGTGTAATAGGGTGTGAATGAACAATTCCAATAATCTCTCCAAGTTCATCTCCTTTTACAAAATCTTCTGGATTCATTATGAAGCATTGATGAGAAGTTATTGATAAATTTTGACAAGGAAAATATTTTTCTTTCCCGCGAATATTTAATAAAAGTCCGCAAGATTCTTTTGGGTCTTGTTCCTTTGCGTGAAGCAATGCGTCATCTTTCCAATTCATTAAACAGCCAATCCAATACTAGGAAATTCAGCCCTTGTACATTGTCTTTTTGGCGCACGAACACCAATAAGATCAATAGGGGCAGCTAATTCAAAAACAACTACATCTCTTGTTTCTTGTGATTTTCTATCAATAAAATATATTTCTTGTGGAAATTCAGCGTTTGGGTCTGGTGTACCATAAGGATTTACATTGCCAGCAAAATTAACAGCATCAATAAATTTTGCAAGAGTTCTTATTCTTGTAACGGTTGCGCCAGTAAGATCATTACCTGTTGTCGTTTGGTTTACTGTTAAAAGTATTGATGTAATTGTTCCAAGAACATTGCTTACAGTAAGAGTTGGCCTTGGTATTTGGCCTTTTTGATACGCAAAGCCTTCAGCCTGCACGGGAAATCTTTGATATGTATTACCAGCCCAAACAATCTCACCATTTGAATTTAAGCTTGAACCAGCGTGAAATCTATATGTTGTAGCAGAACCATGCAAAGCAGTTGTAGTTGTAAGAGTAAATAATTCAATAATAGATGAAGGATTTATTGATTGAATATCACTTATAACACTAGAACTCATGGCTCAAATACCTCCCTAAAACTTGTACTTATTTTTGCTCTGTTATTGTAAGGTATGGTTTTTGTATAACCTTCACAAACAAATTTTTTTGCACCTGATACAGTAGCAGTTACATTACCGCTATTTGTTCCACTGCTTGCCGCCGTTACAGTAAACGTGTTTTGGTCAACAGAAGTTGCGACAATAAATGTTCCATCTGTTGCAGAACCACTTGTAAAATCAAGAGTTACAGTTTTACCAATAGCAATCCCATGTTTTGTGATCGTAACTGTGATTGTTGTTGATGATGATTGTGAATAAGTGCCTGTCTTTGATATACCTTCGCCCGGTGGCGTAAAAGTAAAACTTTCTTGGTCATTTTCTCTGCTTTCTAAAAATGCTTCAATAACATCCGCATTTTCTTCTGATTCATTAAATTCTAAGTTATATACTTTGGGGCTTTGATGACTAGCCAAACCAAACAAAACTCTGTGTTCATAACCATCTGCAAAACGTACAAGTCTTTTTACTGGTGATGATTTTTTACTAAAACCGACATAAGTAGGTGTAAATGATGGAAATGTAGCCATTATGCAAGTAAACCTCCGGGTCGTTTTTCTTGAACTAATTGTGCCTGTATAGCAGCGGAAAGAACAAGGCCAAGTTCTCTACTCTCTTGTTCATTGCCTTCTACATTAGAACCTGATGCGTCCACATTAACAACAATATTATTTGTTACGCCACCACTTGCGCCGCCAATACGATCATTAGGAATAATAGTACCTGAAGTTTTTGGTATAAAAAGCTCCGGCCCTTTTTCTCCAACGATTGAAGCCCTTCCAACAGGCGGCCTTCCACCATTTGCAAACCCCGTTAAATTTGAAAACAATCCAAAACCTGTACTTTTAAGAAGTGTATTAATACCAAGTCTAAGCAATGAATTTGCTAAATCATTAACAATTGATTTTGCAGCTTCGCCCAATGATTTTGTGCCATTTATTGCACCAACTAAAGCATCAGAAATACCTGTTGCAATATTATCTCCAATCTGTGTAAATACTTCTTTTTGTTTTTTCAATTCTTCATTTTGTTCTTTTGTCTTTTGAACGTTTTTGTCTTGATTGACAGCGTTTTGATTTAGTAATTCGTTTCTTTCTATGAGTTTTTGATTTATTAGTTCATCAGATGCCAAAGTTGTTTGTCTTCCTTCAAGAAGTCTCACATCAGCTTCAACTTCTTTAAGTTTGTTTTCAAGACTT